GAAGCACTTTGTTCGTACACCTTTGAGCAATTCTATGGACGGCGACTTTGACACTGGTAACGTACGTTACAAGTCTCGTGAGCGTTATTCATTCGGTTGGTCAGATCCATTAGGTATGTACGGTTCGCCCGGAGCCTAAGTTCTTCCCTTTCAGTTTCGACTGATTGAAGCAGAGCCCCACTCACAAGGTGGGGTTTTGTTTTTGTAAAAAAAGTATTGCACAAACTTAAAAATGTAGTATGATTAATTATCTGGGTAATTCCAGCTTATTAAACTGCCCCAGCAGACGATATACCGATTAATAGGCTTAACTTGTATATAGGAGAATCCTCATGGGTTTAGCTTCGCACTTAGGTCCTTGGTTATTAGGTACCGTTAAAAACACTACTGGCTCAACAGCTGGAACACTACGCAATATGGGCGCTACTTTAGTTGCTCAATCTGTTGCTATTGCCTACACAGACATTACTGCTGGAACATACGCATTCACAATACCAGCTGGTTCACAAATCATAGATGCTTCGTTTAATACTACTGTTGCTTATGCAACTACCACACCTACATATGCTCTATTTGTAAACGCTGTGGCAATTAACACCGCAGCTAACGGTAGCGTATTTACTAACACAGGTATTGTTAACTTGTTACTAGGTAATAACAACGCAGCTGGTGCAGTGCTTTGTTCTAATGTAGGTACAGGCGATGCAATAATTACATTTACTCAAGCTAACGTAACAGCTACTTCTGGTGCTGGTATATTGACTATGAGATATGTTGTTAAGCAGTCAGACGGCACATACGTTCCAACATCAGCTTAATTAATCTGGGGGTTCGCCCCTTTTAACTTTAGGAGATTAATTATGGGTATGCAAACCGATGTTTTATCAGCGCATCTTAGTGCTGCTGGTACTTATTACGCAGATCGTACACGTTTAAAAAGCTTAATTATTACGCCCAAAGCTACAACAGTAGCTACTTTTGAAATACGCACCGGAAGCGCTACAGGTCCTGTATTGTTTACAATGGATATTCCAAGTCTTAGCGTACCTAATTCTTTTTATATTCTTATCCCCGGTGAAGGAATTTTAGCAAGTTCTGGGTTATATTTAACTTTAAGTGTTGGTTCTGTAACCGGTATTACGGTGTTCTATGGCTAAGAAAAAAGGTCCGTCTCTGGCTATTGGTAGGGGTGAGAAGTTACCTGTATCACAGGGGGCGGGACTTACTGCCAAAGGCAGAGCTAAGTACAATGCGGCTACGGGGTCTAATCTAAAGGCTCCGCAACCACAAGGCGGCGCAAGAAAGCGTTCATTCTGCGCTAGGATGTCAGGGATGCCCGGACCAATGAAAGACGAGAACGGCAAACCAACTAGGAAGGCTGCGAGTCTAAAAAGATGGAAATGCTAAACATGATGGAGTTATGGACAAGCGCACTGACTATACTGATAGCAGTAATAGCCTATATGATGAATGAAAAGTTTACAGAGTTAGCCCGTATCGGTATATTGTTAAACAAAACCAGAGAAGAGGTAGCCCGTGATAACGTCACTAAAGCAGAAGTTGACCGCATTGTTGAACACATTGATGCAAGGTTTAACAAGCTTGAAAACAAAATTGACCAGCTTATTAGCAGATAAAAATGCCACGAAATAAATACGATCCAACTGCTGATCTCTATGTAACTGGCGATAGAGATATAGAAGAATCGTTGTCTAGTAAAATAGCTAGAAGTGCTATGCCTGAAGACAGTGATGAGGCTAGATATAAAGCAGATTTTCCAAACTTTGCAAAAGCACCTTTTTCTTTGTCTGGCGGATCTATGCCATCACCACCACCTGAAAGTGGTATGCCAACAATGAAAGCAATAGCTGCTAGATTAGGATTTAACAAAAAAACAGATTTTGGAGAATTTGGAATAGGTGGAACAGGAATTCATTTAGAAACTCCTCAAGGAGAAAAAATAACAAAATATGGAGCAACAGATGTAAATTACAAAAAAGGTAATTTAAGAGCCGGTATTAATAAAGGTGCAGGAGGTTATTCTAAACCAAGTGTAACTGTTGGAATTGGCGGAGAATTTAAAAAAGGTGGCACTGTTAGATCAAAAGCTTCTAAGCGTGCAGATGGTATAGCAACTAAAGGATTTACCCGTGCCAAGTACATCTAAGAAACAACACAATTTTATGGAGGCAATTGCTCATAATAAAGCTTTTGCTAAGAAGGTAGGTGTCCCACAGTCCGTGGGGCGTGATTTTTCAAACGCCGACAAAGGCAAAACTTTTAAAAAAGGTGGTGATACGATGGCTTCAAAAATGGATCCAAGAATGATGGCAGCAATGATGGCCGCTAAAAGACCGGCAATGCCACAAAGAGCGCAAATGCCTGTAGGCGGACGTATGGGTATGGATAATCAAATGGGGCAAGCTGGTAGACCGATGCCCGGAACTCCTGCAATGCCAATGAAAAAAGGCGGCATGGCTAAGAGTGATGCTAAAGAAGATATGAAAATGGATAAGTCTCAAGACAAGGCCATGATTAAAAAAGCGTTTAAGCAACACGATATGCAAGAACATAAAGGCGGTAAGGGTACTAAGCTTAAACTAGCCAAAGGTGGATCTTTCCGTTCAGCAGCTAATGGTGTAGCTAAAAAAGGCTTAACCAAGGGTACAATGATTAAAATGAAGAATGGTGGAGCTTGTTAATATGGCCAACATACGCAAACCTACTTTTAAAGAAGTAGAAAAATTAGATAGATCCCGTGAGTTAATGCAAAGCGGGATTGAGGGTGAAAAAGATTTTTTATCTAAAATATCTACAACAATGGCTAAATCAGCCCGTGATGAAATTCGTTCTGGAAAAAAACTTAGAGAATCAGTACCGGAAGAAGCTCGTGAATATGAAGCTTATCAAGGGGCAGGATATAAAAAGGGTGGCAACGTTGCCAGTGCGTCCAAACGTGCCGATGGTTGCGCTATTCGTGGCAAGACTAAAGGAACAATTGTAATGTGCGGTGGAGGAATGTACAAAAAATGAGACCTTCTCGTGGAATGGGTGCAATAAGCCCATCTAAAATGCCCGGCGGTAAAAAGAAAGCCCGTAGAGATAACACCGACTTTATGCAATTTGCTGAAGGTGGCGAGTTAAAAGCAGTACCGGACGATAACAAAGGTTTATCTAAATTACCTACAGAAGTGCGTAACAAAATGGGTTATATGAAAAGCGGTGGCCTATATGATAATATCAATGCAAAGCGTAAAAGAATTGCTGCTGGTTCTGGCGAGAAGATGCGGAAAGTCGGAGCCAAAGGTGCCCCCTCCGCAATGGATTTCGTCAATTCAGCAAAAACGGCTAAAAAGAGGAAGTAATGACAACTTCAGGACTAACAACATTCAATCTAGACCTTAACAACCTTGTTGAAGAGGCGTTTGAGCGTTGTGGTTCTCAGTTGCGTAGCGGTTATGACCTACGCACAGCCCGTAGATCTTTAAACTTATTAAGTATTGAATGGGCTAATCGTGGTATTAATCTATGGACTATTGAGCAAGGTCAAATAAACCTTGTTACCGGACAGGCGTTATATGCCATACCAAACAATACAATAGACTTACTAGATATGGTTATCCGTCAAAATAACGGATCAGCAAGCAATCAAGTTGACATAAACATTAGCCGAATATCTGAGTCTACTTACTCCACTATTCCTAATAAGCTGACTACAGGTAGACCAATTCAAGTATGGATTAACCGCCAAACTGCGATGACTAATGCTGTAGCATCTACTGTTTTAGCTGATAATTCTGGCTTAGTTAGTACAACAGCTACTTCAATTAATGTGGCATCAAGCGCTAATTTACCGAGTGCTGGTTTTGTATTAATAGGCACAGAGGTTATTAGCTATCCAAACATAATAGGAAACACATTAACCAACTGCGCTCGTGGACAGAACGGAACGACTGCGGCAACTCATGCTGATGGAGTATCTGTAATTATCCAGAATCTTCCATGTATAAATGTATGGCCTACACCTGATGCGGGTGGTGCGCCTTACACGTTTATTTACTGGCGGATGCGTAGGATTCAAGACGCTGGCAGTGGAACTACAGAACAAGATATTCCATTTAGATTATTACCTTGCATGGTAGCTGGACTAGCGTTTTATATGGCGCAGAAACTACCAGAAGGACAGCCAAGGATAGGATTTTTAAAGCAAGAGTACGAAGAACAATGGTTACTGGCATCTACAGAAGATAGGGATAAGGCGGCTTCTAGATTTGTGCCAAGGACTTTATTCTATGCCTAATAAGTTTAGTAGTGGCAAGTTTGCAATTGCCGAATGTGATAGATGTGGTCAGCGGTATAAGTTAAAAGAACTTAGAAAGCTGGTCATTAAGCAACAAATAAAGAATATTAAAGTATGTGTAGAGTGTTGGGAAAGGGATCAACCGCAGTTATCGTTGGGAATGTACCCAGTAGATGATCCTCAAGCGGTAAGAGAGCCAAGACCTGATACAAGTTATAAAGCTTCTGGTGTAAGCGGTTTACAGATTAGAAATGGTACTAATAATACTATAGAGCAAAATGGTTACCAAGAAGGTGGTAGTAGAGTATTTGAGTGGGGCTGGGCACCTGTTGGTGGATCTAGCGGGTTTGATAGAGTTTTAACACCCAATGCATTAGTTGCAACTGGGACAGTAAATAGTGTAACAATAACTTAGGAGTGTAAAATGGGATTCAGGAAATCAGCCGATGGAGTAGCAAGAAAAGGAAAAACTGAAGGTACAAACCTTGGTGATTCTGGACCAACAGCTAAAACACAAAATGGACCAATTAGGAATGGCGTAGGAAAGACTAATGCCAACATGAAATCTATGGGACGCAATATGGCTAAAGTAGCCGCACAAAGGGGCAGATAATGGCAAAGTTTTCTAAAAAGGTAATGGGCAAAGAAATTGGCGATGCCAAAGTCTATGCTGAACCGCATACTATGAATGGTAAGACTATGAAAACTGCAAAAACAGGTTATCAAACAGATCCTAATTCAATGAGTGCAGTAGAGTCAGCTCCGGGTGGTATGCCAGCTCGCAGAGTAAGTATGGGTAATCCAGCTTCTACTCAAATGAATAGAAATGGTGAAATTAAGATGCGTGGTACAGGCGCTGCTACTAAAGGCGTAATGTCTAGAGGGCCAATGGCTTAATGAATTACACTGAACTTGTTGCCGCTATAGAGGCATACGCTGAAAACTACGATACCGGAACTGGTGGATTCGTAGATAATATCCCTGTGTTTGTAAAACAAGCAGAACAGCGTATCTATAATACGGTTCAGTTACCATCGTTACGAAAAAATGTAACTGGTATAACATCACCAGCAAATAAGTACCTATCTTGCCCAAACGATTACCTAGCCACATACTCTATAGCTGTTATTGAGAACTATGGCTTGGCTACAGAAACATATACATATTTAATAAACAAAGATGTAAACTTTATTCGTGAGGCTTACCCAAGTCCAAACGATACTGGACTGCCATACTATTATGCATTGTTTGGACCACAATATAGTGCGCCTACGGAGTTAACTTTTCTTTTAGGGCCAACTCCTAATGCAGCCTATCGTATGGAATTACATTATTTCTACTACCCTCAATCAATTGTTACCGCTGGGACTACTTGGCTTGGTGATAATTTTGATACTGTTCTTTTATATGGATCATTGTTAGAGGCAGCTTCTTACATGAAGTCAGATGCAGAAACTATCGCTTTCTACAAAGACCGTTATGGAGAGGCATTAGCACTCTTAACTAGATTGGGTAACGGACTTGAGCGTGGCGATGCATACCGTGATGGTCAGACTAAACTGAACACAAACCTTAAAGGAAATGTCGTAGCATGACCATAGTCCAAGGACAAACTACAAGGTTCAAGACTGATGCTCTCAGTGGATTGGTTAATTTTAATACTGGAACTTCTTATACTTACAAAATTGCTTTGTATACTGCAAACGCTGACTTAAATAACTCAACGGCTGTATACACTACTGTAGGCGAGATTACAGGTACAGGATATACCGCAGGCGGAAAGATTCTAACTGTATCAAATACACCCACCGGAGATACTTCAAACAATGTAGCTTATATATCGTTTGCGCCAGTAACTTGGACGGGCGCATCCTTTACTTGTAGGGGTGCATTGATTTACAATAGTACAACGACTGCAACAGTAGCAGTATTGAATTTTGGCTCAGATAAAACAACAACAGGTACGTTTACGATTACGTTCCCAACACCAACATCAACAACCGCAGTAATAACTATTTCTTAGGATACTATGTTAGTTACAACAACAAAAGGCGAGATGGATGATTCCCTTCTTGAGAAAAAAGAAGGTTCAGTAGATAATGATGTTGAATACACAACTTGGACAGAGTATTGGCTAGACGGTGAACTAGTCCATCGTTCTGCTCATGTAACCCTTAAAACTTCACCATTTACCGATCTAGTCGGGGCAACTTTAGGATAAACTATGGCAAATACTCAATCAATGTGTACTTCGTTTTTGGGTGAGC